TAAAGTAGTTAAAAATCTAGGCGATACAATTTGTGGATTAATTTATAGACCATAAATAGCTAGGGCATATAGGTTATGTCTGCTTTGCAGTCAAGATTAAAGTAACTCCTGTATGCCTTATGGTATTTATATACCAAAAGTAATAACTAAAAATATGAAAGGAGTAGAGAGTGAAGAAAAAAACTTTTTACGAACTAACAAATAACTTACATAAAGCAATGAGTGAAAGATATGATGGCGTAGTGTGGGAACACATTGAGCCAAAATATCTAAGAGTAGAAAATGACATAACCAAAAAATTCAAAGTTGGAGATGACATGTCTATTGAAATAACTTATTGCCAAACAAATACAGATATGACTACCGCAGAAAAAACCATTAATTTACCTGTGGCAGAGCGTGATGTACATATTACTTACATAAAAAAACGCACCCTATTCACACAAAGAGTAGAAGCGTTTGTAAGTGAGTATATGAATAATGACTTAAGTCAATTGAGCTGGACTATTTCAACCTATGCTGATACTGCGTTTATAAACGAGTACAGGAAAAAAACAATGGTGTGGGATAAAGACCAACTCTGGAATCTACTAAATGGTAGATAAATAAATAGCTAGGGCATATCTTAATCGGTATGCCTTATGGTATTTATACCAAACTATAAAAGGAGAAAACAATGAACGAATATATTTCGTTATCAAATCAAGACAACTTAATAAAAGACAGAACGTATCTCGGCTATGAGCAAAACAATTGTGCAATACTTACACATGTTATAGGCGGCAATCGTGTTATCCAACTTAGTGAAACTATACGTACAATAGCAAACAACGTAGAGTTAGTTGGTACAGACCGCAACCTAAACATGTTAAACACAAATGCAAAACAATATCCTAGAAAACGTGACCATCTTTACAACATAAATAGATAATAAGCTAAGGCGGTACAGGTTAAACCTTTGTGCTTAACAAACCCTGAAAACTTGTACCGCCATAGGTTGTTATACAACCACAGTACTAAGAAAGGTTAGGAGATAACTATGGGATTAGATAATATCGTATTCCAATATACCAATGAGCTTGATGATAAAGGCGACAAGATTTATTTACCAATGGTAGATAAGAAGCTAGCACGCCTTTGTAGGCAACTCACAGGAGGGATAGCAACAGAAGATTCAAATTCTTTTAGAGGCAAAGTGTATGCGAAACTTTTAAAAGAAAAATGTTTTGTTGATTTATACAAGAGCGATGAGTGGAATGACCACGACTACGCTAAGGTAGTAGCCCAAATGTATATTAATGACTATGCCGAGAACGATTACATTAATGAGTTCGGGCATACAATTACAGTTCGTAACCAAATCAACTTGCGAAACTTTTTCAGCTATATGCTAGAGCTACGCAATAAGTATGGGAACGAAGTTCAGTTAGGAGCGTGGTACTAATGTCTGGTGGAATACCAAACAGAAGTGTATCAAAGCACCAAAAAGGAAAATACAATAATAAAGTGCTATTCGCAAGTGCGGGCATATCAGCTCGTAACAAAAGGCGACTAGCTAAAAAACAAGCTAAAAAAAATGGGAGGAAAAATGCAAGTACCAGTTAATGTTCGTGCATTTGAAATCGGAATCTATAACTCTGATGTAAAGCAAGAAGCAATACAGATGATAAAAGATGAGATGGCAAATAACGAAAAAAATACAGATACTTACAAAAAACTAAAAGAGAAATTGGAGGCATTAGAAAATGTCTAAGCATGTAGATTACCCAACTGTTCCGGATTACGAAGTAGTTCCGGAAGCTGATGACTTAATCGGTCAAGTGATTGAAAGCATCAGAACAGAAGTGCTACAACCAATAGCAGAAGCAAAGCGTATCAATGATGATATGCATGATGCTTCGCCAACATTACGCCAAGTGTTTGGATTAGCTCACGAAAAAGTGTGCAAAACTTTAAACATCTTAAAGGCGTATGAGCATAACATTAAGGAAGCTCAAGAGTATGCAAAAGAGCAAGAGTTGCTCGACATGCAATACGATGAGCCGCCTTTGTAATGCTACATGAATATATAGGTGCGTTGTTTATGTCTGTTATGTTCGTACATTTAGTATGGAATATACAGAAAAAATTAGATGGCAAACCTAAAAACGAGTTAGAACAATGGGTTAAACAGTATCAACAAGATGTTCCTACTGTTTGGTCAAATGACTGACACCCAACAGGAATCGCTAGACCAGTGTCTAGCGAGATGTCTATTAAGTTTCCCTGTGCCTCCGCATACGTGCTAATACTTAGTAGGCATCTCGTTAGGCACAACACCTAACAATAAAACTATAAGCAAAAAGAAAGAGAGGTACTCGAATGAGTGCAAATGTTGAAACCATGTTTAGTGCTTTGGAAACCCCATGGCATAAACTTGGTAAAGTAACAGATGGTGTATTAACTGCTAACGATGCGTTAGTACAAGCTGAACTAGATTGGGAAGTCTATCTTGAGGAGATGTTTTACAACTTTAAACAAGATGGAGAATATGTTTCAACTGGTTTAGTACCTGACAAATTCGCAGTAGTAAGAGATAGAGATAACTCTTGCTTAGGCGTAGTTGGTAAAAAATATACACCAATCCAAAATCGTGATGCTTTCACGTTCATGGACAATATCGTAGATAGCGGAGAAGCTAAGTACGAAACTGCCGGAAGCCTATACAATGGCAAACATATTTGGATTCTTATGAATATAAATAATGTTGAGGGTATAAAGCAAGTAGATGGAGATAACATTGTTCCTTATCTCTTGCTTACAAATTCTCATGATGGTAGTTCAGCGTTAAAAGTTATTACAACACCAGTACGTGTTGTATGTTCAAATACTTTACGCTTAGCTTTAGGTAATGTTAGGCAGGGTTTTTCTGTTAGACATACTTCCGGAATATCAAACAAAGTCGATTATGCAAGAAATGCATTAGGGTTTGTTGTTGAATATTACTCTAACTTCCAACAAGAAGTAGAAAAAATGATTAACACACAAATATCTGATGATAAGTTTATGGAAATAGTTGCACAAGTTTTTCCAAAACCAAGTGATGAGGAAATGGAAAAACCTAGAATCGCATCTAATTATAAACATAAAATTGCAAATATTGAAAGTAATTATGTGGGAGAACTTCATAGCGGAACTGCTTGGGGTGTTCTTAATGCTTTCAATAGCTATGAACTATGGCAGAAAAAAGTTCGAGGCAACGCCTTAGAACGACAAGCCAAAAACTTCATGAGCGACAACCAAGATATTACAGGCAAAGTCAAAAGACTATTGACTGTAAGTTAGGAGATATATGACAACTACTACTGTTTATGGTTTAGTAAAACCAAAGCTAGTTGGTGTCAAAGAAATTGCAGAGTTGCTCGGAATTGACCGAGCAACTGTTGCAACTTGGCGGCATCAGAATAGATTGCCTAGACCAGATTACAAACTCAGCGGAAATCCTATATGGTTTGAAGCTGAAATAGTTTTTTGGGTGCATAATAACGACTACATCAAAAGTAGGATAAAAAATTTACCACCCAAACCGGAGATAAACAATGGCTAAGCAAACTGTTCAGTATTTTAGAGGAGAACTTATACCAAACTATGTTGATAACAAAACAAGATTGATAAAGTATGTTCTAAAAAAATACAGAGAAAAAGAGCCAATATCAAATGCAGAGTTTGTTTTCGACTTACGATGCACAAGATTTGGCGGTGTATTACATGACCTTAGAGATGAGGGCTGGGTAATACAAACAATGAAGCATAAAGATAATTCAAAGTTTTTGTATTATCTTGTTTCAACTCCTGATGATGACAAATCAGGAAACAATACATTACGACTAATTTAAAGAAATGGAGAACACACATGAGTAGAGATAATTTAATAGTTGCTCAATGTTGTTTTAAAGGTGCCATTGATTTAGCAGTATCAAATAAAATTACTGTTGATGAAATACCTGAGATGACAACTAAGCTAACTCAACACATTATCAATAATTTTGGTGGCGGTGTAACCGCAGTTGTTCCAGCTCAACCAGTTTTCAAACCAAAAGAAAACTATGTTAAAGCTAATAACAACTCAACACCAAAAATTGCAAACCCAAGTGAAGATGCATCTGATAAACAAATCGGATTCATCAAGAGCTTAATAGCTGAATTGCCAGTAAGTGAGCAAGATGCCTATAAGCAACTTATTGCAGGAAGAGTAAATAAAGGAACTGCTAGTGGTCTTATCAATCAACTAAAAGAAAAAATTGATGAGAATGAGCCAGTAGCAAGAACTGATACTTCTCCATCAGAAGCACCATTTTAAAATGGAAGCTAACCGAATACAGAGTGATATATACTTTGCAATCGTGCCGGAATGGGTAATCGATGCACCCATCTCGGCACAAGCGGTTAGATTGTATTCTGTTTTAAACAGATATGCTAATAAAGATGATTCGACATGCTTTCCAGCCATAAAAACTATTGCCAAAAGAATGCATACAAGCGAATCAACAGTAAAGCGTGCATTAACTGAACTCAAAGATATTAAAGCAGTTTTAGTTGAAGCACGATATAATAAAGCAACTGGAGAGCAAACCAGCAACTTATATACTGTAATGCATACACCATCGTTCATATACGAGCCACCCCATGTCATAGATGACCTACAGGGCAGTTCGCATAAGACCTACAAACCAAAGCCATATAATCAAAGTAAGTTTGCAGAACAATATAAAGCATTATCCGAAGCTATATATGTTCCACAAACAAAAACCGAGATTAGTGGCTTTAATAAGTGTGCAAAACAATTATACGAAGCCGGTGCGACACATTCAGACATAATTAACCGAGTGCTTGTCTATCGCCAAGAGTGGAGTACAATGACTGTTACACCTTATGCAATAGTTAAGCATTGGTCTATGTTAGGAGAATTAGAACAGGATAAATTAGTCAAAGAATTACCAATGTGTGATGAATCAAGACATCTTCAAATAATTACTTTTGATGATGGCTTCTCATACTGTGGTAGATGTAAGACAGAATATCCTGAAAAAAATGCCTACAAACCAGTAAGCTGACAAATCAAGGCGAGAGTGGAATAGAGATAGAGGAGAACTCTATACAGGGTACCTTTCGATGTATAGCCATCAACTGCATACCCTAGTTGAACACCACTCAATCGCCTATGTTATGAAAGGAAATATTTAGTAGCACATAGGACAATGGGTGTTATTTTGGTTTTAGGAAACTAACCCTCTACGATAACATCATTAGATGTTTTGTGTGTTACTAAATATCTCCAAAATCATAATCAAAGTTTTTTAATACCTCAACACATACATTTTCAATATCATCAAGTTCAAAACTCACAATGCCCTTAGTAGAATTATCAGGCATACTAACTTGAATAAATGGCTTACTCATACCGCCAAATGCCCTATGTGATAAATCAGATTGACTTTTAGATTTATAAAATACTTTAACTAAACCATCAACTTGCTTACCAGCTTTAACTTCAACACGCAGACCAGTAGCCCAGTTTTCCTCATGTGCATCTGCACCATGAAATCGATTGTTTGGAATATTTAATTTTTTGCGTGCTATGTTTTGCTTACGCCTACCCTTTGCCCTGTTCCTACGATTAATACAAGTCCTACATTTACATTTAGTTTTAACTTCATTTGTATTTGGACACTTACCCGCCATACGTTTATTGGAATTAGGTTGTCCTATACCTGAGCGTCCAGCATATTTTTTAGCTTTAAACTCTGCGTAAGTTTCGTTAGATTCCCACTCAACCATTAACTAATTTTTTTTCTTGTACCTTTAATCTTTTTAAATATTCACTTTCCATTGAATCACAATTTTCCATACGTGTTCTGTAATAACATACAACAGATATACGTTCAGCATCTTCACTATTGCTTATAAGTTCGGTGTTACCATGCCACTGATGAGCATCAAAAATTAACAAGTCGCCATGCTCCATTTTAAAAGCAATACGATATTCCGGCAGCACTAGATAACCACCTCGCATATCGCCACGTTTGATACACGCTAACGTTGAGATACCCTCATCTAAATCCCCTTTATCTGTATGTACGCCAGTAGGATATGAATTATTTACAGTTACAGTTGTAAATGGTGTTCCGGGAATAACCCAATCTTCATGTGTTCTATTTACAAATTCCATTTGAGCGTTGTACCTATCAGGAGCTTTGTCTTTCATTTCATCTCCAATGAACTTAAACAATGGAAATAATTTTTTATATTTTTCAGTTTCTTTCCCGCTATACGCAGTAAGCCTACAATATTGTTTTGGTCCAACTGCATCAAAGCTACCAATAATTGCAGATGCAATACTTTTAGCAGTAGCAGAACGCTTATTTTCCCCTTTACTAATTCTTGGTGTTCCGGAAGCCATACCTCTGTTATTAGTTTGATATTTTTTTAATCCATGTAAAGTTTCATAAGTTTCATCAACAATAGAATCCGGTATAATATTTTTTTGAAATATAGCCATAACACGACCATCAGTACCACGTACAGTAGTATCTTTATGAATTAATAAATTGTAATCCTCATCAGTAAGAATCTTACCTATTTTTTGTTTAAGTTCATCATCACTAATTTTGCTACGCAACCTAATGTCAATCAACCTTGACCTCCTAAATCAAGCCAACCATTATTATCAAGTTCTTTATTAATCATATCATCTAAAGCTCTACTTTTAAATGCAGTAAATATTTCTTCAATAACTTTTACAAATTCTTCTTGATTATCAATTTTAGAAATATCTAAAGTTTTTATCAATTCAATCATTTCTCTAATCATTTTTTATCCCACCTAAAAGTATCTTCATTAAATATATATTCTTTTTTAAACGCTTTATACTGTTTTAACCATACTTGAAAATTGTATTCAGACATGTTAGGAAATCTTAAATCAGGGTAATTATCCTTACGATTTTTTACTTTTATCAGTTGTGGATATTTTGCAGTTAAGTATTCAACTGATTGAATATGATTTGGCTTACGAAAATTTTTACTACCTAAGCCACCGCCCTGAAAGTGTTTTGCGTTTGCCCAAACATAATCACAAATAAGAACTTTGCCATAATGAATAAGATGCATAGCAGTATGGTGAAAATCTTCCATAGCAGTAAAAGGTGTATCATAAATAAAATTATTATCTTTTTTCCAAAGAGTTAATTTACCTAAGACATACCCACGCTCTCTATACTTTTTATGAGCATAAAAATAATTTTTAGAAGTTTGCAATCCTACATGATATGCACCAACAGTATCAGCATAATTTTTTATTTCATTTATTCTTTTAAAAAACAAATCACTATTCCATTCAGAAAATAAATTTTTTTGATTATTTTGTAGAATAAATTTATTCCATAAATTTTCTGAAATCAAACCCTCAATACTAGCAACGTTATCATCAGCAAAAATAATCCATTCGTTATGTTCTACATAATTTTCTAAAAAATATTTACGATTCAAAGGTAAGCCAGTTCCATTTGAAGCTGGCTCAATATCAGTAACAACAATATTTATATTAGATAAATCATTTTTTTTGGAATATTCTTTATACGCTTCGTTCGAATGAAATATAAGATAAATATCAAAGTTTTTAAATACTTCTAAAAATGGTGTAGAAATAATTTCACTACGATTGTGTGTAGGAATTGCTAATTTCATTTACCAAAAAGTTTGTTGAACAAACTTGGTCTATTACCATTACCTTTGCGAATATCATTAGCAATATCTAAAACCGCAGTGTATAAAGCATCAGTGCTAGAAAGTTCAGTTCCCTTTTGTATAATTCCAATATTGTTGTTATACCTTTTATAATCAGAATCAATTAAAGCTAATATAACTTCATGCATTCTTTCTTTTGTTTTTGAACTTGAATTAGATTGTATTTTAGATTCTACTTCAGCAATCTCTTCATCAGATAATGCATATCCACCCTGAAACTCTTCAAAATCTGTAATACTTACTTCATCAAGACCAGAAAGAATATCATCGACTTCATCTGCTGAATATCCAGTTCCTAATAATTTTCCTAACTCCATAAATTCTGTAAGCAAATCAACCATAATTTCTTTATCATAAGTTGCAAGTTCATTAGCTCGATTATCTACTAATACAATTTTTTTTGCAGTAAGCTCATCAACATCTACAAACATTACTGCACATTCCTTTATACCAAGTTCTTTCATAGCTAACCATGTGTGATTACCAGTAAGAATTTGATTATTGTTTTTATTTACAGTAAGTGGTCTATATTGTCCATGTTTTTTTATAGATTCTTTAATCCCATCAAGATTGCTAGTCCTAGGATTATCCGGAAACTCCACAAGACTATCAACATCAACTCTCGTAATCTCATATTTCATTAAGCCTCACTTTATCTGCATACAATTCAACTGCTTTAATACCTGCTTGAGTAGGATTAATCTTATAGAAATCAGCAATTATATTTATCGCTTCTTTGTATAAATAAAATTTTTTATCAGTAAGAAGCAG